GGGGGCCGCGCCACGTGGTTCGATCACATTCCCCGGCGGCGGGCTCGATAGCGAGCAGTCGGTCATCCGCCTGTTTGAGCGCGCCGACCGCTCCACCTTCGCGCACGAGGCAGGGCACTTCTTTCTCGAGGCCTTCAAGCAACTGGCCACCGATCCGCAGGCTCCGCAGGGCATGCTGGACGACTTCCGCACGATCAACGAGTACCTCGGGCGCGATCCCGAGGACACGAGCGAATACACGGTCGATCAGCAAGAGACGTGGGCCCGGAGCTTTGAGGCCTACATCATGGAGGGCAAAGCCCCATCCATCGCGCTGCGCTCGGCCTTCGAGCGCTTCAAGTCTTGGCTGACCCGGATCTACCGGCAGGTCGTCAACCTGCAGGTCGAGCTCTCGCCCGAGATCCGCGACGTCATGGACCGCATGCTCGCGACCGAGGAAGAGATCGCGCTGGTCAAGGCCGAGCAGGAGATCTCGCCGCTGTTCCTCGAGCGCCCGACGGGGATGGACGAGGCAGACTATGACCGCTACCGCAAGACCGCGACCGAGGCAGACGACGAGGCCAGCCAGCGCCTGATGAGCAAGCTGATGGCGCGCATCCGCTTGCAGCGCACCAAGACCTACAACGCCGAACGCAAGGCGCTGATGGCGACCGTCGAGGAAGAGCTGCGGCAGACCCGCACCTACCAGACGGTCGAGCGCCTGCAGACCGGTGAGACGCGCCTGAACCGCCAGCAGATCGTCGACCAGTTTGGCGAGGAAGCGCTGCGCGACATGAACCGCGAGAAGCTCGGTGGCAAGCGGGCGATCTACACCCCGGGCGGTGCCGACCTGTCGGTCATGGCAGAGCTCATGGGTTACGACAGCGAGACCCAGATGATTGAAGAGCTGCGCGGCGCGCAGAAGTTCTCGATCGCGGTCGAGCTCGAGGTCAATAAGCGCCTCGACCAGAAGTACGGCGACCTGCTCACCGACGGCTCTATCAAGGACGCGGCGCGCGCTGCCATGCACAGCGACAAGCGCGGGCAGCTGCTGACGGCAGAGGCCAACCAGCTGCGCGCCCAAATCGAGGCCGCAGGCGGCCCGACCCCGCCAAACCTGAGCCGCGAGGCGATCAAGCAGCAAGCCCGCGACATGATCCAAGACATGAGCGTGCGTCAGGCAGCCAGCCCCAACGCCTTCCTGCGCGCCGAGCGCAAGGCGGCAGGCGAGGCCCAGCGCGCCTTCAGCCGCGTCGCACGCGCCCCTTCTGGGCGTCTGGCGACCACAGGCGCGCAGGATCTGATCGCCGCCCACGCAGCCAAGCGCCGGCAGCTGCTGAACCATTACCTGTACGTCGAAGCGCGCAAGGCCGAAGAGCTGGTCGCCAAAATGCGGAAGCAGTCGACGCGCCTGCAGAAGAAGAGCACGCGCGAAGCGGTGGCCAGCCCGTACATCGACGAGATCTACGCTCTGCTCGAGCAGTACGACTTCCGACAGCTGTCACCCGGGCAGGTCGCCAAGCAACAGAACCTTGCCGCCTTTGTGGCGGCGATGCAGGCTGCTGACCGCGAAGGCGAGCTGGCGATCGATGATCGCCTGATCCAGCGTTCGCAGCGCACGCACTTCTCGACCCTGACCGTCGACGAGCTGCAGGGCCTCAAGGACACGCTCGACAACCTCGAGCACCTCGGGCGCACCAAGATGAAGCTGCTCGATGCCAAGCGCGAGCGCAGCTACGCCGAGGTCCAGCAGAGCATGCTGCGGTCGATCGAGCAGAACCTGCCAGATCAAGCCCCCGGGCTGGTCGAGCGTCAGGGCGACGCACGCAAGCGTGCAGGCCGCATAGCGCTCAACACGGTGCTGAGCGCCGACGCCATCATCAATCGGCTGGACGGCAGTGTGCAGGGCGTCGGTGACGTGTGGCGCGCGCTCAAGCAACCGATCAACGAGGGCCTCGCCCGCGTGCAGGTACGCAAGCAGCAGGCCACCGAAGACTTTGTCGAGCTGTTCAAGAAGCACTACACCAACAAGGAGCGCCTCGCGCTCAACTCGAAAATGCTGTCGGTGCCCGAGGTCGGTCAGACCTTGCCCAAGCAGGCGATCCTCGCGATCGCACTGAACACCGGCAACCGGGACAACTTCGAGCGCCTGACGAACCCAGAGAACGCGCACAGCATCCCTCGTGATCAGGTGCAAGCGGTGCTCGATCGCCACATGGACGAGCGTGACTGGCGCTTTGTGCAGGATGTGTGGGATTACATCGACAGCTACTGGCCCGAGATCTCAGCGCAGGAGCGCGCCTTGACCGGGGTCAACCCGCGCAAGGTCGACACCGCCCCGCAGCTGACGCCCTACGCCTTCGTGAAGGGTGGCTATTACCCCATCCGGTATGACCCGCGCCTGTCTGGTGCGGTGCAGGATTACGACCACAACCAGATGATGGAGAACCTCAAGGGCGGTCGGTTTGCCAAAGCGCAGACCCGCAACGGGCACACCAAGGAGCGGGTCAGCTCCACCGGCAAGCCTCTGCGTCTGGATCTCGGTATCGCGATCGCACACATCAACGACGTGATCTACGATCTCGAGATGCGCCAGCCGGTACAGAACAGCTGGCGGCTGCTCAATGACCCACAGATCGACGCCGCGCTTCGCCGCAAGGATGCTTCCGAGGACGCCGAGGCGCTGAAGCTGTGGGTGCAGGACACCGCCAACGGGGATCGCTGGTCAGGCAATGGCTGGAGCGCAGCCTACCGCCACCTGCGCGGCGGCCTGTCGATCGCCAAGATGGGCTTTTCGATCACGACGCTGGTGCAGCAGCCCACCGGCCTGCTGCAGTCTGCGGTGGTCGTGGGCAAGGGCCCGCTGTCCAAGGCGCTGTGGAAGTACAAGAACAACCCGCTGCGTAATGCTGCCGCGGTGCGCGCGATGTCGCCCTTCATGGAAGAGCGCCAGCAGACCTTTCAGCGCGATCTCAGCGTGCTGACCGAGAGCATGGCGGAAGATCCGACGTTCTCGCGCTACAACACCTTCAAGCAGGTGATGAGCGCGGCGGCGTTCTATCTGATCCAAAAGGCGCAGTTCTACATCGTCGACGTTCCGACGTGGATGGCTGCCTATGACACCGAGCTTCGCAAGAACGGCGGTGACACAGACGCCGCTGCCAGCGTCGCAGACCAGATCGTCGCGCGGGCGCAGGGGTCAGGCCTGCTGTCTGACCGCACCGCCTTCGAGCGCGGCACGCTGGGCAAGGACACCCGCAACGTCGAGCTGGCCAAGCTGATGACGACCTTCGGGTCGTACATGATGGCCAAGTTCAGCGTCGCCACGCAGCGCGTGCGCGGCACCGATCTCCGCAACCCCGCGGAGTTCGTCAGCCTGCTGGTCGATCTGCTGATGCTGTACACGATCGAGACCGCGATCGCGATTTACCTGACCGGCAACTGGCCCGACTTCGAGGACGAAGAGGAAGATCCGCTGCTGCTGTTCTTGGCCAAGGAGACCGGCTTCTCGATCATGTCTGGCCTGCCGCTGGCACGCGAAGCAGCGTCGACGCTCGAAGGCTTCGGGGGCGGTGGCACACTGGCAGCAGCGATCGAGGAGAGCTCCGGCCTGTTCACCGGCGCGTACCGCATGGGCGAGATCGCGGTCGGCCTCGAGGACGAGGACCGTGCCCGCGCCGCGCTGAAGGACGTGCTGGGCGGCATGGGCGTACTGTTCCAGCTGCCGACCATCCAGCTCGAGCGCACCCTCGACGGCATGTTCGATGACGACATGCAGTTCAGAGACGATTTTACAGCTATGGACCTGCTACTGGGCAGACGTCCTGAATAATGATATAAGGCGGCACAAGGAGGCCTTGACATGACGATCACAGCCCAGACCTCGAAGACGGGTCCGTACAACGGCAACGGCACGACGACCGTGTTTTCCTACACCTTCGAGGTGCAGGACGAGACCCATCTTGTGGTCACACTGGCTGATGCATCTGGCGTCGAGACCGTGCAGGTGCTCAACACCGACTACACCGTCAGCGGCGTGGGCAATGCCAACGGTGGACAGATCACGATGTCGACTGCCCCAGCACCGACCTATACGCTGACGATCTCTCGCAACGTCCCGATCACGCAGGAGGTCGATCTCGAGAACCGGCGCTCGGTCGCGCCTGAGGTGCTCGAGGATGCCTACGACAAGCTGACCCAGATCGCGCAGGATCTGAGCGAGCAGGTGGGCCGGGCGGTCAAGATCTCGGTGACCGAGGGCGGTAACCCGACGCTGACGCTCGAGGGCGATGTGCAGCCCGGCACCTTCCTTGGCTTCGACGCTGCTGGCAACCTCGCGCAGCTCGCCCCTGCAAGTGGCACGTTCATCTCCCCGAACGCGGCGATCGTCGCGGTCGACGACTTCACCGGCAACGGCACCACCGTCGACTTCACGCTGGGCGGTATTCCGCAATCGCCCAACAACCTGTTTATCTTCCTCGACGGGGTCATGCAGGACGCGGCGAACTACACCGTGTCTGGCACCACGCTGACCTTCACGACCGCGCCGCCGCTCAACACCAACATCGAGGTGCGCCGCCTGCAGGCCGTCGCGCTTACGGGCGGCACGACGGCGGATCTCGTGACCTACAGCCCCGCAGGGTCTGGTGCCATCAACACGACAGTCGAGACCAAGCTCAGGGAGTTCGTCTCGGTCAAAGACTTCGGCGCTGTCGGTGATGGCGTGACGGATGACACTGCGGCGCTGACCAATGCTATTGCAGCACAGGTGCCTCTCTATTTTGGCGACGACACCTACAAGATCACGGCACCGATTGCTCAGACCTTGACCAAGGACGTTCTTTGGGAAGGCCGTGGGGCAATCATCAGCTATGAAAACCCGTCTCATACCGAATATGCGATCCGCCTGTCCGACACGACTGGCGTTGATATTGTCATCAACAACCTGACCATCGACGGGACTAAGCAAGCCAACAAAATCCTTGAGATTAACAACAACACCAGCAACGCAACTTCCACCAACTTCGTGGCAAACGAACTGCGGGTGGAGAACTGCAAACGCCTTAACACATTTTCTGGCGGGACAGCTATTTCAATGCGTGGTGCCTTTGAGGACATCACTTTTAATGGCGGCTGGGTAAAGGACTGTGAACTGCCTACGGGCCAAGGAACACCGGGCGTTGTTGGCATCGCTGGCATATCGATCACTTGGTATAGCGATACCAGCTATCCTCGGCGTGTGACCTTGAACGGCACTCTGATTGAAAAAGTGTATTCATCTGATCTGACCTACACATTCGATCAGGATGGCTTCAAATACTTTGCGCCTGACGTTTCTGGTGGCACTAGCGGCAAAGTCGAAAGCGACTGCATTATTATGGGCGGCTGTCGCTTTGTGAACTGCTACGGGCGCTCGATCAAAACGCAGGTTCGAAACACTGTTGTTCGTGACAGCCACTTCCAGAGGACTGAAGGTCTGTCTGGTGGCGTTGGCAACGCAGAAGTAAATGCTCAGTCTGGCTCTCAAGTTGTGAGTGCTTGCACGTTTAGCTACTCCAATTCTCAAATCCCAAATGCGGTGGTATCAGGTTCCACTACTGTTGGATTTAGTTCTTCTACGGCTATTCGTGACTGCGAAGTGTATCTGGAAAGCGGAACAGACTTAAATATTTTTTATCAAACCTTCCCGTCTGTTGTCAGCGCCGATCCTTTTACCAATTGTGTTGTGCAAAACTGTAAGGTCTTCGGAACTGTTACTAAATTTGTGGACTTCACGACCAACAGTGAACGCAACCACCTCACTATCTCTGATAACTGGGTGGATGAAGTTGCTGTCGATGCAGCAACGTCTCAGCGCAATCTGATCTATATCCGCACCAGTGGTTCGTCGCCCTACTACGCCTACGTCAATGCCCGTGGGAACGTCTATGCTGGATCGAACACTGTTTACCTTGGCCGTGACAGTGTGTCTGGAACACAGATGGACGCTTCATGGTCGGCCTATGACAACTTTGGTTTTGTCAACGACTGGACCGCACAGGTCAATGACGCCTCCGATCCCTTATCAAACCATGCTATTGCAGCAAAGATAACTGGCGAGGAGCTATCGGTAACCAAAGGTTACTTTGGTATGCAATCCAAGACGATTGCAGACGGTGCCACAGACACTTTCAACTTCCGTGCAAACAGTGCCTCTTTGATTATCTTACAGGCGGCAGGAAGTGCAGAGCAGTATGCAATCTTCACTGCATCATCTACGACCAGCAGCATTGCTGTTGGAACAGACGTTGCCCTTGGGACTACAAGCAACCCCGGCACTGGTGACTTCAACGTATGGCGAAGCGGAGCTGGTGAAATTAGCGTAGAGAATGAGAGCGGATCAAACCTGACAGTATCGATCTGGGTATTCGCCCCGAACTAAGGAGACGAGCAATGACGATTAAACAACAAGGCGGCGTCTTTGGTCGCAACCCTAGATTTAACAATATTGAGGTTGATGGCACTGGCACTGTTGACGGTGATCTTACCGTTAATGGTTTTAGCTATTTTAACGATAGGCTGAGTGTCACTGACGATCATGTTCGTGTCATTCGGTCGGCTAACACATCTCGTCTTGAGGTAGGTGTTGATGCAACCAGTGCTTATCTCAAGGCTTCTTTCTCTTCAGGCGGCACTCGTGATCTGCGGTTTCTCAGCCTAAGTTCTGAGATCGCCCGCATCACTGCAAACGGTCTAACCTTCAACGGCGACACCGCAGCAGCCAATGCTCTCGATGACTATGAAGAGGGGACGTGGACGGTCGAACTGTATGATGCTGCTTCTGGTGGGAACGCTTCAGCAACAACGGCTACAGGCTACTACACCAAAACAGGCCGCCAAGTGACTATTTGGTTCTCGCTACCCAACATCGACACCACAGGCATGACCGCTGGAAACGTGATGTATGTTGACCTGCCTTTTGCCACAGGCTCTGGAAATATATCAACAGGCGCTGTTGTCACGGACAACGTATCTTTTGGCAGCACAGGGACGGCCTTGTATCTAAGGGCAGGTTCAGGGGCTGCGAGAGCCAGCTTCAAAAATGTCACTTCTGCGGCTGGTGATGGCAACGCTGTCGTGTCTCACTTCAGCACGGGTGTTGCAGATATTGACGCCTGCACCATGACCTATTTCGTGTGAGGAAAAACCAATGGCCCTGACAAAAACACATAAGCGGATGCTCGCAGATGAAGGTCTGTCCGTAAAGGATTATGGGGCCACGGGCGATGGCGTCACTGATGACACGGCTGCAATCAACGCGGCACTTGCTGTTGGTGGTCAGGTATTTTTCCCTGCCGGAACCTACCTAATCAGCGGAACGCTTACCATTCAAAACAACGGAACAGCTTTGTTTGGGCAAGGTGTCGCGACCATTAAACAGTCTGCCAACAGCACACCCAGTGTGTTTGCCGACACAAAAGAAAACATCACGATTGATGGGCTGATTTTCGAGGGAAAAGGGCTGACCGACACAGCCTCAACCGTCAATGCTGACGTAGACAGTGCAACTGCTTCGGCAAATGGTGTGAGGATCACTGACAGCAACTACATCCGCATCCGCAACTGCACTTTCAAACTCCACAAAAACGCAGGCATGTGGATCAGGTATTCCTCGAACATCTGGATTGAAAACAACCAAGTCAGCGGGACGCACCCTGACCCTGACATTCCTACTGGGGCAACTGCCACAAGCTACCAACAATACGGCATTTCGATCTTTGCTTTTCAGGCGCATGTTGAGGGCGGTTCCTACCCTGCCGACCCAACAACAGCGACGTTCCACAACAACAAAAACGTATTCATCCGTGGCAATACCATCTCTGATACTGCTATAGCGATTTATGTCGCCCCCGGATTTTCAAATGTTGTCATTGACGGAAACTCGACTTTTGACACGCTTACTCAGCACAGTGTCTACTGCTATCCGTTCAAAGACTTTGTGGTAAGCAACAACACCTTGACCGCTGTGCAAAATGTCGGCGTCAAGATGAACTTGAACCAGCCTTACCAGCCTCAGAACATCGCGGTCTCTGGTAACGTTATTGCCAATTATGAGTCTCCGGGGATTTCGTTTGAGGTTAACGACAAAACTGTTCCCTCCGAAACAAACTTGTCTCGCTTCCAGCACCGCAATGTCACGATCTCTGGCAACTCCTTGATGGATGGCAGCGACACAGGCATCAGATGCGCTGCGGTTCAGAACCTCAATGTAATTGGAAACAGCATCAGGGATTACGTCGCCAGCTATACATCGACGCGAGCAGCAATCATTTGCTTCTACTGCTCTGGCTTGGTGTCAAATAACATGGTTGGCGAGACTGTTCAGCCAGCCTTTTCCGCCCTACCTCGTTATGACATGGGGCTGTTTGTTTCTGGCAACCGTTGGGAAAACACAAACATAACGAAAGACGGGATCACTGGCGTTGCTTCTGGGGCAGTGAGCATAGCATCCGCTGACGCTCGCAGCTTTATCGCAAGCGAATACTATTTTCAGGACACAGTGTTTAAAACCTCTGCCAATCGTGTCTATGCGGTTCGCACTGGTGGCGTGGTTGGAGCAACGGAACCGACCGGAACGACTACAGGCATTACTACTGGCACAGCCGTTGTGGATTATCTTGGCACAACAACGACAGCAGACGTTAAGGTTGCGGTCACGAACAACTTGGTATTCCTAGATAGCAGGTCGCAGGCGACCTTTGCGTATGATCTCAATGTCGATGAGAACAAGGTCGTTTTCAGAGATAACCTTTTGCGTGGTCTAAATATAAACAGCAGAGTAAAAGGCACAATTTTGTCTTACTCCGGCAATAACACCCACAACGCCGCAGCGACTTTGGCTGTTCGTCAGGAACAGACGGAAGGCACTGTTGGTCGTTTTATGGCAGATGATGCAATACCAACTTTGGGGACATTCCAGAAAGGCGATATTGTTTGGAATGACAACCCCGCCGCAGGTGGAACAGTGGGGTGGATTTGTGTAGTTGCAGGCACCCCCGGAACATGGAAAGCATTTGGCACTATTGCCGCTTAATGCGCTCTGAGCGTGGACAGTCCAGCCAAGGAGGTAAACATGGCACTGACTAAGACAACGACCAACGACAAGATCGAGGTTCTGCAACTCGCAGCGGGCTATCCCGTTGTGCAGGTTCGCACGGCCACGATCATCGCAGAGGATGGCGTGGAGATCAGCCGCACCTTCCATCGGCATGTGCTGACGCCTGACGCCGATCTGAGCGCAGAGGATGCGGACGTGGTGGCGATTGCCAGCGCCGTGTTCACCGACGAAGCCAAGGCCGCATACGCCAAGTCGCAGGCTGAGCAGGACTGATGGTCTTCCGCCCGCTCGGCGGTGTCTTCCACAGGCACCCGGTGTTCAACACCATGGCGCTCGACAGCGGCGATGCTGCTGTCGGCGTGCTGAGCTATAACGCGGACAAGGACACCTTCGACCTGACCCACAAGGACGGCGTCGTCCAGCAGATCGGTCAGGAGACCTACGGGCACTTCATCAACAACACCGCTGCGACGATCGAGAACGGCACCGCAGTCGGCTTTGCCGGGGCCAATGGCGAGATCGAGATCCAGCCATACATCGCCGACGGCACCATGCCAGAGCTGTACTTCATCGGCGTCACCACGCAGCAGCTCAGTGTGGGCGAGGAAGGCAAGGTCACGGTCTGGGGTGAGGTCAGAGGCATCGACACCACAGGCGGCGGCGAGAGCTGGCAGCAGGGAGACATCCTGTACGCCAGCCCCACCAGCGCCGGTGCCCTGACCAAGATCCGACCGACCGCCCCTGATGCGGTCATCGTCGTGGCTGCCGTCCGCACGGTCGACGCCACCGACGGCGTGATCCTCGTGCGCCCCACCATCCCCATGGGCCTGCGCTACGGCACCTTCTACAGCGATCTCGACCAGACAGCGCTGCTTCCCAACACCGCCTACGGCATCGCCTTCGACGGCACCGCCAGCGCCAATGGCGTGTCGATCGGCACGCCGACATCGCGCATCGTCGTCGCCGACGCAGGGTACTACCAGTTCAGCGTGTCGCTGCAGCTGTCGTCAGGATCGTCGAGCGCCAAGAACCTGTGGGTGTGGATCGCGAAGAACGGCACCGACGTTCCCAACAGCGCGGTCAAGATCACGAACAACATCAACAACGGCGCGACCACGTTGCACGAGCAGTTCACCGTGTCCCTGACGGCGGGGCAGTACATTGAAATCAAGTGGGCGGTCGACGACGTGACGCTGTCGCTGGACGCCATCCCGGCAACCGCCTTCTCACCTGCAGGACATTCTGTTATTTTGAATGCAGTCCAGCTTCAGCTCTAGGAGACCAAGACCATGGTAGCAGTCAACACAACGGCATCTCTGGCTGGCGCAGACCAGTTCAGCGACGCCATCTTCCTTGTCGGGGATATGTCCCTGACGATCTCGGGAACCTTTGTCGGAACCGTCACGGTGCAGCGCTCGTTCGATGAGGGCTCGACGTGGCTCGACGTCGACACCTTCACCGCGCCCACCGAGGAAGTCGGCTTCGAGCCCGCCGGGTGCCAGTACCGGGTCGGCATCAAGACCGGCGATTACACCAGCGGCACCGCAGTGGTTGGCCTCTACGCCTACAGCACATGGCGCTATGAGTGATGCCTGTCCGTAAGGTCAAAGGCGGCTATCAATGGGGCAAGGGTGGCCGGGTCTACCCTACGAAGGAACAGGCGGAACGGCAGGCAAAGGCTGCCTATGCGTCAGGCTACAAAGGCAAGAAGGGCTCGAAATAATGGAAACAGGGATGGTCTGGAACGGGCTGCTCACCTTTGGCTTTGGCCTGCTGGGATGGGTGCTGAAGAGCTACGTCGACGAACTGAAGCGGGTGACCATCCTGCTGAACCGGACGCGCGAGGAGATCGCAAAAGAATACGTCACCAAGGGCGAGGTCCACGCGGACATCAACCGGGTGATGAACCGCCTCGAGGCTTTGGACGGCAAGCTCGACCGCCTGCTTGAGAGCCGGGCGAACATGGGGAGAGAGAAGCCATGACCAATCCAGCCTATCAGCTGGCCCGCGCCGACGAGGGCACATGGGAATGGGCCGAAGGTCACAACCCGAAGATCCTGCAATACTTCGCTGACGTCGGCCACGCTTGGGTGCAGGACGACGAGACCGCATGGTGCGCTGCTTTTGTCGGCGCGATGCTGAAGCGCGCAGGCATGCCGCACACCGGCAAGCTCACCGCCCGCTCCTACCTCGACTGGGGCGACGAGGTCGCGCTCGAGGACGCGCAGGAGGGCGACATCGTCGTGTTCTGGCGCGGCACCAAGGACGGATGGCAGGGCCATGTCGGCTTCTTTGTGCGGCGCGCTGGCGTCAGCATCGAGGTGCTGGGCGGCAACCAAGCCAATCAGGTGAACGTCAAGCGCTACCCTGTCGACCGCCTGCTGGGCGTGCGCCGGGCACCCGGCACGCAAGCACCCAGCATGGTGCGCGTGGCTGACCGGCCCGCACGCGAAGCACCGACGCAATCCAAGACGATGCAGGCCAGCGCGGCGCAGGTCGTCACCGCTGTCGGCGGTGGCGCGGGCGCGATCGCTGCGCTTGACGGCACGGCACAGATCGTGGCGCTCGGGATCTTTGGGGCCGTGGCGCTGCTGGCGCTGTGGGTCATGCGCGAGCGGCTGCGGAAGTGGGCGCAGGGGGATAAGTGATGGCGAAGCCACCCGGACTGTACGCCAACATCCAAGCGAAGCGGAAGCGCATCGCAGCTGGGTCAGGCGAGAAGATGCGGAAGCCCGGCACCAAGGGCGCACCGACGGCCAAGGCCTTCCGCGAAAGTGCCAAGACGGCGAAGAAGAAACCCTGAAGGAGGTGATCCGATGTACGGCAAGAAGAAACCCAAGGGCGGTGGCGGGACCAAGAAGTGATCCTCGGTCGCATCAAACTCTGGCTGGCGGCGGCACTGGCCGCCGCCTTCGCCATTTTGGGGGTCTACCTGCAGGGACGCAGAGATGCGGCCTCACGCGCCCGCACACGCGAGCTGGAGGGGTACAAGGACACACGGGAGGCAATCGATGATGCCGAGATCCATGGCAATGATCCTGCTGCTGCTCGCGAGTGGCTGCAGCACTACGCAGATCAGGAGCGGCGACGCGATCTGTGACGGAACGAGACAGGCCCGCGCGGATCTCGCACGGGCCTTGCTTGATGACGGTGGCGACCAGTCGGTCATGGCAGGTCAGGTTCTGCTGTCGCAGCTGCTCGAGGCCTGCCGCTAGTAGGGCAGCTTCATGCGGTGCCAGCGGTCCCGCAGTTTATCGACCGCATCCCAGAAGGCGTCGCGATCCGCGTCAGGCACATACACAGATAGTCGAACCAGCCCCTTATTGAGCTGCCGCTGGTGATAGTTGCGCTGCGCTTTGAGGTCCGGGCGCGATACGCCAGTCAAATCGTCTCTTTTTCGTGGGGGGTAGGGGTCAGGCGGGGTAAGTCTCATTTTCTTAGGCATCTTGGTTCTCCTTGGGTCGATCATCTGTTCCGATCTTGCGCTGTTCATACGCCATCAGGAACGCGATGCAGCATGAGGCATGCCACAGGTGTGACATGCCAGTTTCCGGGTCGAGATCCTCGCCGCGCCACCACGCCCACATGTGGCGCATGAGCGCCGAGAACGGGCGGTGCCATGCCATGCCCAGCTCCCAGTTCCGCTCGCTGTACTTGCGGGCCCCGAAATCGAGCACCGCCGCCGTGCCCACAAGGAGCTCCGGCGGCAGCAGATGCATCGGCACCTTGTGCTCGTCGTGCTTGACGCCCTCGATCACAGCGCATCCTCGATGATCTGGGTGATCTCGGCGATGCCTTGACCGGTGATAGCCCAGTCGGTCAGCTCGCGGATCTGATTGAGCGCAAGGCAAAGGTCGTTGTTGCGCTGCTCCAGCTCAGTGATCTGCTCGCTCAGCGGGTTGACGGCGTAATCCACTGCCTCCGCGACCTGCGTGTGGACGGTGTCTGCGGTCTCCTGCAGATCTTCGAGACGGTCGAAGACGAAGCCCAGCTCCGGGTAGCGTGCGCGCAGCACGCTGAGATCGGGGTGGTCAGAATAACCGAAGCCATTGAAGTCGAGAGCGGCGATGGCGAGTTGTGCGTCGAAAGGCATGGTGGTCTCCTCAGATGTGGTTGATGCATTCAGGGCCGAAGCCAGCTTCGATGGATGCCGGGTCGGTCAGGGCGCGACCGCAGCGGGCGCAGCGGCCCTCGTGCCAGATCTCGAGCTGCTCCGGCATCTTGCCTGCCGAGAACTGACGCAGGGCCCAGTCCAGCCCGAGGAACGCAGGGTGGCTTGGGTTGCCCTTGCGGCCCGGGATCAGGGCGTTGCCGTTCTTGGTGAAGCCGATGTACTCGTAGTCCTGCTCGTTGTTCTGGCCGACCAGCAGGCTGGCAAAGAACACGTCGTCGGTGTCCTTGGCCTTTGACACGCGGTAGGTGTAGCGCTTGCCGGTCTGCTTGGACACGAGCGTGAAGCGGGCACGACCGCCCAGAACAAACTGCTGGGCGTCGGCGGCGGTGGCGATCAGGTGCGGGTGGGTCATGGTCAAGGTCTCCTGTGGTGCGTGCCCTAGAGATAAGATGCTGATCAGCATCTGTCAAGGCGTCAGCCCCATCCACCTAAGCTGAGGCCACATGCTTTGGTGAACACCCTTCTTTGGGTCGTAGTTCGGCCCGCTCATTAAGATCAGCAGCCCCCAGCAACTATAGGGGTGGGCTATTATTTGTGCTTTACCCGTGACGGCATCTGCAATCTCGACGTTTAGATCCCAGCCAAGGTCGATCAAATACTCATGCAAGCGGGCATACCAGATCGCTTTGGCGTCTTTGAGACCATGCGAATGCACGACCTCAAGCGCCACAACTGTCCGCTCTTCCGAAACTACTTTGAAGGCGTCTGGACGCCTTACGGGCGGAATAGAGATCCATGCAATTAAATCTTCAGCTTGCTCCTGTAAGACATCGCCAGCAACCCGTACTGCCAGCTTCTTGATCTCAGCTGCAAACCCATTCTTTTCATAACCAATGGATCTGGCTTGCTCAATCCTGAGCTGATGCATCAGACTTTCCATTTTAGACCTCCTCGTCCTCTAGTTCTCCCCAGCTGGGCCCCGTGCCGCCCTCGACCAGAGCATCGGTCGGCGCGCCCGGAAAGATGTCGAGGTAACCCTGCACCATGTCGTCCTTCATCCAGCGAAGAACCTCCGGTGCGTCATCGATCAGGGCCTCATCGATCAAGGCGTCGTGGATGCTGGCGACCATGCGCGTGCCCATGTGCTTGCCGCGATCGGCAGCGTCCTCGAGCCGGGCCCGGTGCCGGATGATTGCACGCGCCATGACGCTGAGCGCTGCGCGCTGCACAGGGTAGTTCGCGCATTTGGGCAGCGCGGGCTTCTTTCCCAGAAAGATCGTGCCGCCGTCGACCATCGGCAGGAAACCGTCGCCGAGCGCGTGGTTCATCATCGTGTTCCGCAAGCCAAAGGCCTGTGGGTAGCGGTCGGCCCAGAAGTCGATCAGCTCCTGCGCCCTGGCGATCGAGGTGCGGAGGGTGCCAGACAGGCCCATGGCACCTGACCCATAGATGATGCCGAACGACACGCCCTTGGCCTTCGACCGGATCTCTTTGCCCTCGGGCGTCTTCTTGTCGATCTTGTAGCCTGCCATGTACGATCCGACCTCGCTGTGCAGATCGCCGTGCACGCAGTCGTAGAGCAGCTGGTCGTCCTCTGCCAGCAGCGCCAGCACCTTGAGCTCGATGCCGCTGTAATCGAGCGACACCAGCCGCTTCTTGGGCGGCGCGATGAACGACAGCCGCACGCTGGTGAAGTCCCCGAGCAGCTCGCGATCGCGCGGGAACTGCTGCGCGTTCGGCGTGCTCGAGCTGAACCGACCTGTCACGGCGCGGGCGATGTTGTAGGATGGGTGCAGCCTGCCGTCGCTGGCGTTCTGCGCCATCGTGATCAGCTTGTTTCCGAAGTTCGACAGATACTGGTTGATCGTGGTCAGGTCGGCGATGTTGAACAGGACGTCAGCCAGCGGCCCTTCGCCACCGGCGAGCGCTGCCATCTCCTTGAGCGTGGCAGTCTTGATCTCGAGCTGGCCTGCCTTCTCGGTGCGGGGCCAGTGCGCGAGGTATTCGTCAGGCAGGATCTGGCCGAAGTAATCGCTCCACTGCTTGCGCGACTGCAGGTTCTCGACCTCTTCCTCGCTGACCAGCTCGCGGATCGCGGCCTCGTACACCACCTTCTTGCTTTCCCACAGCGCAACCAGCTCACGGTGGCGTGCCTGATCGAGCAGCAGGCCGGTCTCGCGCATCTCGTGGACCGGCACGATCAGGTCATCAAACATGGCCTGTGCCTGCCGCGCAGACGGGTGCTCGTCGAGCTTGGCCTGCCAGTGCTGCCACAGCTTCCACGTCCACAGCGCGTCGTCTGCGGCGTACTGCAGCTGCTCAGGCTTGAGATCAGGGGCGGCCCAGTTCGATATCTGCTGGTCCTTGGGCATTTCGTACTTGAGGTCTGCCTTGAGCATCAGCGCCAGCGACATCTGATCTCCGCCCATGCGGGCGCGGCGGGCGTGCGCCACCTCGATGACCTTGACGTGCGGCGCGTCGGCGGCGTCAAACCACTGGTATTCAAACCCGGCGTTGAAGGCGATCCATGTGCCGTCCTCGAACCACTCGGCATAGGAGGCGAACGAACCGCCCTCGAGCGCCCAGAAGTCGATGACCGCCCAAACATCGTCGTTGCAGATCTGCGCCAGCCTGACCTCGCTCTCAGCAGGACGCAGGCCGGTGGTCTCGAAGTCGAGCGCCGCGTGCCCGGTGCCGATCTGGTCGAGCAGATCGTTCAGCTCGTCCTCAGTCGTGATCATCTGGTATTCCATGTTCGTCTCCCGTGGTGTGGAGAGGCGGGCCCGAAGGCCCGCCCCGTTGTCAAGCGCGGCGTGCGCGCCGGGTGCGTGCCGGCTTGACCTCTTCCGGCTCGGGCTCCGGCTCGGGTGCTACCTCGGCCTCTGCCTCGACCTCTTCGCCCAGCATCTCCATGGCCTCGGCCTCGGTGATCCACTCCTCGATGTCGAACTTCGGCTTGAAGTTCCACTCGCCTTGGGCTTGGAACTTTTCCTTGGTGAAAAAGAACAGCGGGAAGTTGGGCTCGCCCCGGATCGTGCGCTGCGCGATCTCGTCGAACAGATCCGCGACAGCGTTCTTGCCGGAGGTGCTGTTGGTGCTGAAAGAATACTGCACCGTCTCGCCTTCGGTGGTCAGGAACCCAAAGCCCAGCATTGACTGCCAGCCGTCCTGCTGGCGGGTGTAGGGGCCCTTGTCTTCAAGGTCGACTTCCTTGACCGCCAGCTGCGGCTGGTAGATCGACCACTGGTGGCGAGCCACAGGCTTGTTGTCCTTCCAGCAGATCCAGCCACGGAAAGCAGAGCGCGGCTCCATCAGGAACAGCTCGCCGCTGTCGAGGTCGTCACGGTCACGACCATAGGTAATCGCGCCGGTCTTGCCAGAGAACGAGACGTACTCGACGCCTTCGCTGGCAGAGCCAGTGCTTTCCTCGGCACCTGCAGATGCAAGGGCCTGAGCCATTGCATCCTTGTCGAGGGTTGGGAGGTTGCCGCCTTTGGCGTATGCTGCGAGAGATGTAGACATGTTGTGCTCCTTTTCTACGTTGCACGTTTCAACAGAGGCTGTCTGGGCCTCACTCCACGGTCAGCCTTTCGCTGGGCTTGCCCGTGCTCATGAAGGGGCGGAGGTCAATCCCCGCCTTCTCCATCTGCTTCCAGTCGTACGAGCGACGCCCGGCGACTGATGTCATTGCGACCTTGTGGTTGCCCACGATCAGCTCTTTGGCGTTGCGTGCCTTGAGCTCGGTCTTGATGTCCTCTGCGGCGGCGTCCTTGCGCGCCTTGGCGGCCTGCTCATCGCCCTTGGCGAGGACGTACGCCTGCACAGCGCCGTCGAGACCAGACCCACGGTTGCCGCGGCTGACGGTGGCCTCGCCCTCGATCTCAATGCCGCACTGCTCTGCGAAGGGGCAGCCGCCATACTTCTTGCACTGACCGTCGCGCTTGCCTTCGCGGTCGAGGCGGTCGACGCTCTTGGCGTTGAGCATCTTCTTGGCGCGCGGTGCCAGCCGATCAAGGATGTCGCGATCACGAGGCACGTCGAACTCGAGGATGTCGTTGTAGTTCGAGGCATCCATGTAGATCAGCTTGCCCGACACCGGCTGCGGGAACTCATCGTCCTGCAGGTGCGCGATCTCCATGCCGATCTGCAGCTGCGTGATGTGATCCTGCCGGGGCAGGTAGTTGCGGTTGGTGCGCGGGTCGATCGTCTTGAACTCCATGCCGATCCAGCCCTTGTCGGTCGACATGTAGCCGTCAGGCGTGGCGCTGATGCGGTGCTCTTCGCTGACGATCGAGACCTGATCATCGCCGCAGTAGGCCAGCTCAGCGCCCGACGCCAGCAGGCAGTCGACGAGGTAGAGCTCGCCCTGCTTGCCGCGACGGGCGAAGCCCCAGTCCTGCTCGACGGGCGGCAGGTTGCGCTCAAACCACTGCTTGCGGATGCAGCTGTCTGCGCTCGAGGCGTTCAAATACTTCGAGCGATCGATGCCGAAACCCTCGTCGTCATCCAGCGCCTGCGCGCCATGCAATACCAGATCCTTGATCATGCGTCATACTCCTCGACCGCGCGCATGGCGTATTCTGCCAGCGCATTGGTGGCGCGTTCGAGCCGTGCGTAGATGTCGCTGTAATCCGACGTCGCTTGAATGCTGCGCTGCATTGCGTCTTCGCGCTGTATTTCCATGCGGCCCATCATGCGGATGGCTGACCACAGCACCTCGGACGCGGCGTCGGTCGGGTTGGTGGGCGTGCCGCTCTCGCGGAACGATGGGTAGAGCTCGACCATCCGCTCGAACGCCTCCGGCCCGATGATGTCAACGATGGTGGGCGCAGGCTGGGGGGCCTGCAGGTTGTCGATCTCGGCGCGGAGCTTGGCGTTCTGCGCCTCGAGATCCGCGCATTGCAGTTCGTAGTTGATGGTCATTGTGCTGCCTCCTGATGGGCTGTTGCTGTTGCGGTGTGGGCGCGGCGCTTGGCCATCGAGATGGCGTGCACCGCCTTGGCGAGTTTGTTGTCGACGTAGAGCGTGTCGACGTGCACGGGCTTGCCCTGACCCATGCGATGCAGGCGCGCATAGAATTGATCCATGACGCTGGGCGACCAGTCTTCCTCGACGATCACGATGGCGTTGCCGCCCTTCTGTAGGTTAAGGCTGACGCCCATGGCGGCGATCTGACCGACCAGCACGTCGAGCTCGCCCTCGTTAAACTGGCGCTGGAGCTCGGTCTTCTGGGCGGCAGGCGTGCGCCCGTCGAGCTTGGCGACGCGCAGCTTCTTCTTGGTCAGCGCCTCGACCAGCCCGTCGATGACCTCGCGGTGCCAAGCGCCGACGAGGATCGCGCCCTGCTCGGCATCGGCGCGCTGCCAGATAAAGTCGGCGGCCTCGGGGATCATGGACAGGCCGAGCTCGCGGCGCATGGTGGCGAGGTTCTCGTCGTTCTGCGAGATCGCGTCTTCGATCTGGGCCATCGTCATCTTCTCGATCGCACGATTTATCGCGGCGACACCCGACACTTCGACCGCCAATCTGGTATGTGTGAGGGAGGGCATGCTCTCCCACACGTCGTCCAGCGTGCGGCGGGTCGCGCAGTCTGCCAGAATGGCTCCAAGTTCGTCCAGATTGCGCGACCCCACTGTCATCTTCACAGGGAAACGTGCGCCTGCAAACTTGCGCTCCTGCACGATGCAATACCGCAGGTTGAAGCGGTCGATGTTGAGCGCGCCGATCTTCTTCTTGATCTGCTGTGGCGCGGCCCGAAACAGGAAGGGGATCAGGTCGTCAGCCCAGCGGGTCATCGGCGATCCGGTGAGCAGCCATGTGTGCTCAAACGCCTCGCACATGCCACCCTTACCGAGGATGGCCTTGGTGCGCTTGGCCTTGGTGCTCTTCAGGGCGTGGCTCTCGTCGCAGATCAGGGCGGCGCGCATTCCGTTCAGCGGTTCGCGTGCCCACGCCATCAGCTCGTGCTGGCGCTTGGTCGCGATCTCGTACGAACAGATCAGGATCTCGACCTCTGGGTCGCGGTCGATCAGGGTCGAGCCCTTGGCGAGGATCTGGACCTTTGCGCCGGTCCAGTTGGCAGCCTCCTGCGCCCACATGCGGAGCGAGATGGGCGGGCCGATGATCACGACGCGCAGCACCTCGGCCTCGATGGTGGCCTGCAGGGCGGTCAGGGTCTTGCCGGTGCCCATGCCATTGAAGCATCCGGCGATCTTGCGTGACGCCAGAAACTTGGCGTCCTCGATTTGGTGGGGGAGCAATTCCATGTGGTGTGTTCCTACTTCGCTACGTCAAACAGCCGCCAATCGGGCGACAGGTGCATCATATGATGCTGATGGCGGGCCCGTCAAGCGGTGATCGGGCCGACCGGTTCGTTTTCTTGGTTCTGGTATTTGCCGTCGCCGTAATCTGCGGGCCACTCGAGGTGGTTGAACAGCACCTGCGCGATGCCTGCACCCGCCGGGATGTGGAGCGTGCCGTACCCATGGTAGACCAGCTCGAGCGTCAGCCACCCATTCCAGCCGGGCTCGATCACGGTGTTGAACACCGACAGCCCGCGGCGCGCCCATGTGCTTTTGTCATGCACGACGCCGACCAGCGTCTTGGGCATCTGGAAGCGCTCGATCGTGCTGGCCAGAGCAAAGCGCGCATCCTCGCTCAGGAATAATTCCTGCTTGATGCGGATGTCGTACCCTGCCTCGGACAGGCCGTAGCTGACGCCATGCTCGCGCGCCTTGTGGTCGATCATCTCAGCGATCGGTGCCTCGTGCAGCAGGGCTTTTTGGTTGCAGATCATGCGATCATCCCCTTGGCGCTGGCGAGGTACCAGCCGTTCTTCATGATGACCATGTCGGCATCGTCGAGCTCGAGCAGGGCTTTCTGCACGGGGTCTTCTTGCTCATCGATGGCCTGCGCGATCTCGGGCACCCGTGCCGCGATCTTGATGTCGCGCAGGTGCGCCATGACTTTATTTTTTAGGTTTTCCATGTGATCTCACCGCGATGTAGTGGAACTGCTTGGGCTTGTCTGCCCGCTTACGCACCAGCAATACCAGACCAGCGTCGCATGCGTCCATGGCTTGCCTGCACACAGGGCCCCCGGCGTACTCGCCGGTGTGGTAGATGATCCGAGATCCGGGCATCGCGTCGCGCGCCCACAGATCAAACGGACCAGTCAGTTCTCGTAGATCAGCCATTAGCGGTACTCCCCACGAAGGTGTGCACGGGCGGCTTCGGGGTAGGCTGGCCAGTCAGGTCGCAGCTTTTCCAGCACAGCGATAGCGGCCTGCAGCCGCTGCATGTCATGGTGCGCGCGCTGTGCCCACCGACACATCCTGATTGCAATACTCCTGAGAGCCTCTTCCTGCGTGGGCTTTGCCCATGCTTGACCGCTGCCGTCGTTGACAAAGCGTTTCCGCATCCATCGCTCATCGAATGGTACCCATTCTTTTGCAGGTGCACCCTCTTCCCACGGCTGCTTCGTCAATTGCCGATAGCCATCGCAGTTGATCCAGACACCGCAGCGGGTGCGCTTGATCACAGGATGTGCCGTCAGAAAGATGCCGTAAATCAGCGGGCCACCACCGCTGCTTGATGCCCAGCTCGCGCGCCAGCGATGTGTTTCTGGATTATCCTCGAGATCCTCGTAACTCCATTTGCTTATGGTGGGGTCGAGCTTAAAAGTGAGCCCGTTAATTTTGAAAAAGTCAGTCATGGGTCAGGCCCTCCGGTCTGGCGACGGGGCGCTTGGAGCAGAAGGGCAGCACGCAGCGCGTCTCGTCGGTGTAAAAGATGTGGTCACCAATCTGCCCGATCGGCGTGAAGATGTCAGCCCAGAACGGGTGCACGCTGGTGGCATGGAAGTATGTCGCGCCGTGGCCCAGCACCTCACCATCCATCGCCTGTGCTGCGATGTCCCGCGCGGTCGACCACGCCACCACATCGGTCGGGCGCTCGGCCCTGCCGTCGCAGTAGAACGAGAACTGGCAGTCCCAAGGCTCGGGCCCGCGATCTTCCTTGACGACCTCGCACACGGTGCCGGGGAAGTCGGGGTGCTGGACGCGGTTGATGATGACCTCGGCGACAGCGAGCATGCCGTCAGGCCCCTCGCCTCTGGCCTCGTAGTAGAGCGCCATCGCGAGGCAGGTTGCTGCGGTGATCATGTGGTGTTCTCCTCAGAATGGTGGCTGTTCGCCCGGGTATGCGGGCCGCCATGGTGTGGGGTAGGTCTTGGGCTCTGGTGCCAGTGGCGGGGGCCGCTTGACCCCCAGCCTTGCCAGCTCCTCTTCAAGCTCCGGCGGCAGCACGGGCGCGCTCGAACATGATGTCGGTGATCTCGCGCAGCACGATGCGGTGGGCGGCGTCGAGGCGCGGGTTCTCGCCCTCGAGCTTGAGCATGTGGTAGGCCGCGAGCCCGGACATCAGGTCGCTCTCCTTGGTGTCGTGCCCGCGTTCGGCCAGCGCGATGGCGAAGTTGTGGCCCAGCTCGCGGATCTCGGCGAAGGCGTTGTCTTGGCTGATCATCGAGGTGCCGCCGTCGACGTTCTTGTACATGGTCATTTTCATGGTTGTGTCTCCTGTGGTGTGTGCCATAGATATATGATGCTGATCAGCACCTGACAAGAGGAAAAATGTGAGATTGACCGAGGCAGGGTGCCACGCCTATGCTGGAGGTCCAAGAAAAAAGGCCCAGCCGGGTGAGCGGCTGGGCCAGTTCAGGGAGGTTTCTTGCACGAGCACTCCCGGCGGTATGTCCAATGCCACCATATCTCGTGCCTGCGCCTTCCGTCAACACCAGATGGAGTGCAAAATGAGTGAACTGAAACAGGCAGCAATACAGCTGGCAGAGGATGGGTTCTGGGTTTTTCCGTGCCGGGCAGGCACCAAGATCCCGGCGATCAAGGGCTACCTCGAGAAGCGGATGACCGTCGAAGAGGTCGCGCGGTGGTGGTCGAAGCACCCGAACGACAACATCGGCATGAACCCAGAGGCCAATGGTCTGGTCGTGCTCGACCTCGATCTCTACAAGCCAGAATGCAACTGGGATCGGGACATCCCCGAAACCATGACGGTGAGTTCCGCATCGGGCGGCGAGCACCACTACTTCGAGGACGGCGGCCTGCGCTTCCCCGGCAAGTTCGGAGGCTACGAGGCGGTCGACATCAAGCACCGCGGTGTCGTGGTGCTGCCGCCCAGCCGCCTCGATAATGGCTCGTATGAATGGGGCAATGATGAGCCGCCGGCGGAGCTGCCTGACTGGTTCCCAACCAAGGTGCAGGTCGAGGTCGACCCGATGGCTGCGGCGCTGCTAGCAGCCAAGCGCGGATCAGATGACGGCAAGCTCATCGAGGTGGTGCGTGCAGCACCCAACCAGATCGACGACCGTGAGGCGTGGCTGGCGATCGGGCACGCGCTGCACTTTGAGTATTGCGGCACAGGCTATGAGGATGCGGCGCGGGCTGCGTGGATTGATTGGTGCCGGCGCTGGGAGATCAAAGGCGCGGATCTCGAGAAGCTCGAGTACGAGGCCAAGAAAATGTGGGACAACGCTGCGTCCCCGGAAGAAGTGCTGGCAAGCGGAAAGTCGCCGATGCGTGGTGGCACGATCATGCACTACCTGCGCCCCAAGCCACCGGAGCAGAAATTGCCAGAACCACCTGTCGATGGGCTGTTCCGAAAGTTCGACGGCACGCGCGACATGTCGCTGCGCCCGTGGGTGATCGAAAACATTTTGCGCGAGGGCGAGATCGGCGGCGTCAGCGGTGGACCCGGCACAGGCAAGACGAACGTCACCGCCACATGGATCGCAGGCATGCTGGCAGGCGACGGCCCAGCTGCAGGCCTGCCGACTATCTCTCGCTCGCTGAACGTGGCGTGGGTCAACGCCGAGGAAGACGTCAACGCGCTGGATCTGCGGGTTCTCAACGCGCTGCACGAGCTCGGACTGACCGCGCAGGGGGATTTGCATACCGCAGGACAGGAGACCTTGATCGGAGAAAATTTTGACGGGACGTCGTTGGTCAGCCGGGTCAATCGCGAAAGCGTGATTAACCTCGATCTGGTGGCCAAATACATCGGCGAGCTTAAAGAGCAAGGCGCAGACATTCTGATCCTCGACCCGGTCACCGAGTTCAACGATGGCGAAGAAAACGATCGAGGCGATACCAAGAAACTTTTCCGAGCCATGAAGACGATGGCTGGCGAGGCTGGGCTGACGGTGCTGTACTTCGCGCACACCGCCCAGACACCGGAAGGCAAGCGCGAGGACTGGTACAGGGGCAACCTGTACGCACAGCGTGGGTCGAGCGCCGCAGTGGGCGCGCTGCAGTTCGGGGCGACCCTGACCCCGATGTATCCAGCCGGGCTGGACAAAGACCGCGCCAGAGAGTGGCGCGAGCAGCAGGCCGATGCATCTGACGATCGCGTGCCGAACATTGTCGAGCTGGTGACCATCAAATCGAAGATGGGAACAGCCAAGCCGAAGCTCTACTACGAGATCCGGCAGTCGACCTTTACCACATCCGACGGGCAACATCTGCCCTTCGCCGAACCGCTGACCGCTGAGGTGGCGCACCTGCGGATCGAGGGCGCAAAGGACAACAACCAAGACATGGTAAAGTCGAGCACAGCACGCGGCATCGTCAAGCGGCTGGGGGAGGGCGTGCACCACAATGCCACGAAACTGCATACGCAGCTGCGCGGGGTCACTGGTTGGCCTGACATCGAGAAGCTAGACCTGAGCAAAGGTGCGGGCGCTGAGCTGCTCAAAACGTGGGTGCGCGCGATGCAGGTGACGGTCGATGACGTGGTTTATCGGGTGTCGATTTCACGCAAGGACAGCGGCCCGATGGAGGAGCGTTTCCGCATCGTTGTTGAGGTGATCGAATGAGCATTCCGTTTCCCCGTTCCCCCGTTTCCCCGGGGAAACAGAAATGGGGGAAACGGATTTCTTTCAATGTTTACAGTGGGTTGTCGTTTCCCCCGAGCTTTGTTTCCCCCGGTTTGGGGGAAACAGTTTTTCTTAACAAAAACAATGGGTTAAGAGGCGTTTCCCCGTTTCCCCCGCCCCCATATACTACGTATATGCCCCCGCACCGCTTTGCGGGCGGGTGCATACGGTACGGGAGGGCTCTCACCGAACCGAAATTTCAAGGTCAAAAACAAACAACGCCCCCGGTCAGGTTTCAGATGGCGAACGGGTCGGGAGGAGTATGACCACAACATCTGAATTGACCGAGGGCGTCGGAGTGCGTACACTCTGCCCACACCACATGAGCAAGCGAACTGTAACGTAGGAGGCTCGTCATGAGCAAGACCAATCCGGACTATGTGCTGCGCGCACAACTGATCACCCAGATCATGACCTCGATTTATGGTGAAGATCTCGGCAGTACGTCGACCATGATTAACCACATGCAAAAGCGCGAAGGCCGTCGGGTGTACGGCATCGAGATCGACAACATCAGCCTGATTGTCGATGAGATCATCAAGGTGGCCAAGAGATGAGGGTGCTGGGCGTCGATCCGGGTCAGTCCGGTGGTCTGGCGATCCTGCACGGCGGGCGGCTGGTCAAAGGCACGCGCATGCCGATCGTCAAGATCAGGGGCAAGGCGCAGGTCGATGCCCGGGCGGTGGTCAGGTGGTGGGATGATTGTCTGGTGCCGTTCGATGTCGCGGTGATCGAGGCCGTGCACGCCATGCCGAGGCAGGGCGTCAGTAGCTCTTTTCAGTTCGGTCGGATGCTGGGCGGCATCGAAGCTCTGGTCTACAGCACCGGCGCGCGCGTCGAGTACGTCACGCCTGCCGCGTGGAAGAAGGCGATGGGCCTGAGCACCGACAAGCAGGCCAGCATCGACGCCGCCAAGATCATGTTCGGCAGCGCCGCCGATGAGCTGCTCAAGCACAAGGCCGATGACGGCATCGCGGAGGCAGCGTTGATCGCGGCGTATTGGCATGCTAAGGTCGGGACACAATAAACTGTTGAGGATCTGTTGCTGATGGCTGCCAAACCGAGACCAAAGCCGCCTGCCGCTGGCATGGGCCGCCGAAAGGGCTCGAAGAACAAGACCACGGTCTTGCTCAAGGAGGCGATCGAGGAGAGCTTCGCCAACGTCGGCGGTGCCGAGTACCTCACGCAGATGGCGACGCTCGAGCCGAAGGCGTACCTGACGCTGCTGGCGAAGATCCTGCCTGCGAAGATCGAGGCGGACATCAACGTCTTCCAAGGCAATCAACTGGTCGAGAGGCTGCAGCAAGGGCGCACACTGGCGTCGCAGCTGCTGGAGGAAAGCCATGACGAACACAGCGTACACTAGCAAACCGCACAAGTGGGGCCCAGCGCTGCCGGGGCAGGGCGCAGAGAAGATCTGCACCAGCTGCGGGGCGCGGCAGTCGACAGCGCCAGAGCAGTGCCCGGGAGGTCACCCTGCGGCGATCACCGAGACGGTGCACGACTATGACCCGCTCGCGTGATCTGTGGATCGAGATCCCCGAGATCGACGACGATGTGCTCATGATCGAGACCAACGACGCCGGAGGGCCGCCTGTCCTCTGGCTTGAACGCAGCACCGACCCAGAGCCTTGGGTCTTCAACTGGGGGACAGGTCGCTACGAGCGCGCCGCCCGCGTGATCATCCGATGACCGACCTCGCCACAGCCAACAAACAGATCGCCGACGAGATGGCAGCCTGCTACGCAGACCCGCTGCGGCATGTGCTGGTCTCGTACCCGTGGGGCAGCGGGCAGCTGAAGGGCCGCAAAGGGCCGCAGCAATGGCAGAAGGATCTGCTGCTCGATCTGGCAGAGGAGGTGAAGCAGCGCGGCTTCGACGGCACCAGCCCGGTCGCGCCCATCCAGTTCAGCACCGCATCGGGTCACGGCATCGGCAAGTCTGCGATCGTGGCGTGGCTGATCCGATGGATCATGGACACCCGCCCGTTCGCCAAGGGCGTGGTCACCGCCAACACCGGCGAGCAGCTGCGAACCAAGACGTGGTCGGAGCTTGCCAAGTGGCACGGCATGGGCCTGACGCAGCACTGGTACACGCTCAACAGCGGCGCTGGCTCGCTGAACATGTACCACAACGACTTCCGCGAGACGTGGCGCGTCGACGCGCTGACCAGCCGAGAGGAGAACAGCGAGGCCTTCGCAGGCCTGCACGCCGCCAACTCGACCCCGTTCTACATCTTCGACGAGGCGTCAGCCGTGCCTGATCGGATCTACGAGGTGCGCGAGGGCGGCCTGACCGACGGCGAGCCGATGACCTTCGACTTCGGCAACCCGACGCGGAACAGCGGGCGCTTCTACCAGAACATGGTGGGCCGGTTCCGCAACAACTACATCCGGCGCTTCATCGACAGCCGCGACGTCGAACAGACCAACAAGGAGCTCTTTGACCAATGGCAAAAGGACTACGGCGAGGACAGCGACTTCTTCAAGGTGCGCGTGCGTGGCATGTTCCCGGACGCTGGCTCGTTGCAGTTCATCAGCGTTGGCGATGTCGAGAAGTGCATCGATCTCGAGGTGTTCGTCGGTCCCAGTGAGCCGCTGGTCATGGGCGTGGATGTCGCCCGGTTCGGCGATGACAGCAGCGTGATCTACCTGCGGCAGGGCCGCGATGCCGAGAGCCAAGGGTTCCACGTCTACCAGCAGATCGACACAATGACGCTGGCATCCGAGGTGTCGCGCATCGCCAACGAGAAGCGGCCCGACGCGATCCTCGTGGATGGTGGCGGCGTCGGCGGGCCTGTGGTCGATCGCCTGCGGCAGCTGGGTCATGACGTGATCGAGATCAACTTCGGCAGCAAGGCGACGCAGAAGGGCTACGCCAACATGCGCGCCCAGATGTGGGGCAACCTGCGCGACGCCATCAAGGCAGGTATCCGTCTGCCCGAGGACGAGGATCTCAAGACCGACCTGACCGGCGTCGAATACGGCTACAACATCCGCAACGAGATCCAGCTCGAGCGCAAAGAGGACATGAAGAAGCGCGGCCTGAGCAGCCCCGACATGGCTGACGCGCTGGCGCTGACCTACGCCATCCCGGTGCATCACTCGGCCCGCGCAGGCTACGACGGCGCGAACTATCAGCAGGCGAAACACGAGTACGATCCGTTCGGCTGAGGCTGATCTCGACATGTCAAGGCCCGTCGTGTATCTTCGCGCCATGACAGACGCGCTTGTGATCTTTGAACATAACAATCTGCACCCCCTCGGCGGCCTGCTGAAGCGGGGCTATCGGCACGTCTGGTGCGCCGTCATCGACGAGCGCGCGCACTCGTGGATCGGTCACGACCTGCGGCTCGAGGGCCACGTCACGACCGTGTTGTGCGAGCCGGATTACCCGCTCGTGCAGTACCTGCGAGACCAAGGCAAAGAGGTCATCGCGATTGAACGCAAGGCACGGCGCACGCCGGGCCCGTTCATTTTGAACAACTGCGTCGGCCTGACCAAGACGATCTGCGGCATTCATTCGTGGGCCTTGACGCCTTGGCAGCTTCGTCAGCATCTCATCCGGCACAAGCCACAGGAGCAGCCATGGAACGCCTTTTGATCTGCCTTACCCTTCCCGGCTTTGGTGGAGGCCGCGCCTCTGCACCGCCGCCGCCGCCTCCCCCGCCTCCGGCAGCACCGCCTCCTGCACCGACGATGCAGGACGCGATGACCAGCCGGGCCCGCGCCGACGCCAGCCGTCGTGGTCGCATGCAGCAGGGCGTCGGCGGCAGCGTTCGCAACGTCGGGGGCGCGCAAGGCCTGAGCGTCAGCGACACCCAGCGGGCCCTCAAGACCTTGACGGGGCAGTGATGGCACAGCAACGAACCAACGCAGCGATCGCCGAGCGGGCCAAGGCGCAGGACACCACGCCTCCGCCGCCCAAGCCGTCGCTGTCGGCAGAGTAAGGGATCACCATGGTAGCGCAGACGCCAGAAAACCTGATGAACAGCTCGCTCAAGGGCAAGCGAGGCGCGATCTTTCTGCGCTGGAAACGCCTCGAGGATGACCGCTCGAGCTGGCGATCGCACTGGATCGAGATCTCGGACTACCTGATCCCACGGCGTGGGCGGTACCTGATCGAGAGCCAGAGCACCAAGGGCCGCAAGCGCAGCACCAAGATCGTCGACAACACCGGCGGTCAATCGCTCCGCACGCTGTCTGCCGGCATGATGAGCGGCATGACCAGCCCAGCTCGCCCATGGTTCCGCCTGCAGACGCCCGACCCCGAGATGATGGACGCGGCAGGCGTCAAGGACTGGATCGGTCAGGTTGAGCGCATCATCCGCACGCTCCTGACCCGGTCGAACTTCTACAACACCGCATCGACGATCTACACCGAGCTGGGTGCGTTCGGCACCGCAGCTCTGTATCGTCGCCGCCACCCCACCGACATCGTCTCGTTCCGCCCGTTCACCGCTGGCGAATACGTCATCGCCGAGAACGAGTTCGGCGAGGTCGACACCTTGGGCCGCGAGTTCACGATGAGCGTGTCGCAGATCGTCGAGCAGTTCGTGATCAAGCGCGACGGCAGCGAGGATTGGTCGAACGTCTCGCGCGCTGTGAAGCGCCTGTGGGACAGCAAGAACTACGACGAGCGCATCGAGGTCATCCACATGATCCAGCCGCGCCGCATGGAAGAGCGCGACCTGACCAGACCGCTCGACCCGAAGAACAAGGCGTTCATGGACGTCTACATGGAGAAGGGCGCAGACGGCGACAAGCTGCTGCAAGAGGGCGGCTTCGATCGTTTCCCCGCCTACTGCCCGCGCTGGGATGTGCTGGGCGGCGACGTCTACGGCGTCAGCCCCGGCATGGAACAGCTCGGCGACATCAAGCAGCTGCAGCACGAGCAGAAGCGCAAGGCGCAGGCGATCGACAAGATGGTCAACCCGCCAATGGTCGGCAGCCTCAGCCTCAAGGGCAAGCCGTCGACTGTGCTGCCGGGTGGCACGACCTACGTCGACCCGCAGCAGGGCACGCAGGGCTTCCAGCCCGCCTACACCGTGCAGCCTCGCGTCAACGAGCTGATGATGGACATTCAGGAGGTGCAGAACCGCATCCAGCGCGGCTTCTACGCTGACCTGTTCGCCATGATGATCAACAGTGATCGGCGCATGATGACCGCCACCGAGGTCGCCGAGCGTCACGAGGAGAAGCTCGTGCTGCTGGGCCCGGTGCTGCAGCGCCTGAACACCGAGTTCCTTGATCCGCTGATCGAGGACGTGTTCCTGTTCGCGTTCGAGGCAGGCATGCTGCCACCGCCACCGCCCGCGATCGAAGGCGTCGACCTCGAGGTCAAGTACATCTCGCTGCTGGCACAGGCACAGGAGGCAGTCGCAGCTGCCTCGATCGAGCGCACGTTCTCGTTTGTCGGCAACCTGAGCGCCGTGTTCCCCGAGATCGTCGACAACCTCGACGCGGACGAAGCCATCCGCAGCTATGGCGAGATCCTTGGCACCAGCCCCGACATCCTGCGCGATGCCGACGCTGTGGCGCAGATCCGCCAACAGCGGGCAGACGCACAACAGGCAGAGCAACAGATGATGCAGCTGCAGCAAGGCGCGCAGGCAGCCAAGGTGCTGTCTGAAGCTGACACCCAGAACCCGAACGCCCTCACTGCACTGCTGCAAGGTGGAGGCACGACCGTATGACGTACGATGCATCAGATCCGGCACAGGTCGCCAAAGCGGAGAAGGACGAGGCCGATCGCCAGCGCGATCTAGACTACGTCCTCAAAGAGCCGCGCGGGCGTCGCTTCCTGTACGAGCTGATCTATGGTACTTGTCATGTAGGCAGGCTCAGTCACATCCCGGGCGACAGTGACAGCACTGCCTTCAACGAGGGGGCCCGGTCTGTGGGCGAGGCTCTGCGCGAGCAGATCCGAACACAGGCGAAGGCCAAGTACATGCTGATGCTCGAAGAGAACCACTTCGACGATTAGGAAGAGAGGACGAAACGATGACTGAAGAGACGAGCGGCGATCTACTCGCCGACACCACAGAAACAACCGAAGCCACGGCAGCTGACACCACCGCTGCCGATGCTTCCGCGCCTGCTGATGCAGGCGCTACGGATGCCGCCGATCTGCTGTCGGACGACGAGAGCGGTGGAAGTGAGGGTGTACCAGAGCAGTACGCCTTCGAGCCGCCCGAGGGCCTCGAACTAGACGAGGACACCAAGGGCAGGATTGATGCGTTTGCCGAAACGGCACGAGAGATGGGGCTGACACAACAACAGTATCAGTCGCTGATTGAGTACGACATCAACCGCGCGCAGCAGCTCAACGATGTGGCTGTTGAAGGCTGGGACCGGCAGGTCGAGGAGTGGCGGAAGAGCGCCAAGACTGACAAGGAGATCGGCGGCGAAAAGTTTGCCGAGAACCTTAAGGTCGCGGAAAGCGCAATCAAGCAGTTCGGCGACCCCGATCTGCGTGCGCTGCTCAAATCGCCCAGCCCCGAAAACCCGAACGGACTAGCCATCGGCAACCACCCCGCGGTGCTGCGCTTCCTGAACCGCGTGGGCAAAGCAATCGCTGACCCCGGCCTGCTGCAGGGCGACGCTGCCCCGCAAACGGAAGGGACACTGAAGCGGATGTACCCGTCCATGTTTGACAAATCGGCGTAACACAAGGAGGGCCCAAAATGGCCACACTTAGCGTCAAAAACCCCACCCTCGCAGATCTTGCGAAGGTCACTGATCCCGACGGCACCATCGCAGATGTTGTCGAGATCCTGAACGAGACCAACGAAATCCTTGCGGACATGACTTGGCTCGAAGGCAACCTGACTACCGGTCACCGGTCGTCGATCCGTTCGGGTCTCCCGACCCCGACTTGGCGTAAGCTCTACGGCGGCGTTCAGCCGACCAAGAGCCGTGCGGTCCAAGTGACGGACACCTGCGGCATGCTGGAAGACTACGCGGAGGTCGACAAGGCCCTCGTGGACATGGCGGGTGACCCCGCTGCCTTCCGTCTGCAGGAAGACCGCCCCCACATCGAGGGCATGAACCAAGAGATCGCGGACACCCTCTTCTACGGCGATGAAACCACCGCCCCCGAAGAGTTCACCGGTTTCGCTCCCCGCTACAATGACAAGTCCGCCGAGAACGGCGACAACATCATTGAGGGCGGCGGAACCGGCTCGGACAACGCCTCGATCTGGCTCATCTGCTGGTCGCCCAACACCTGCCACGGCATCGTGCCGAAGGGCTCGGCGGCGGGCCTGCAGCAGCGCGATCTCGGTGAAGTGACCATCGAGGACGCAGACGGCAACAACGGTCGCATGCAGGCGTACCGTACGCACTATCGCTGGGATGCGGGCCTCTCGGTTCGTGACTGGCGCTATGTCGTACGCATCGCCAACATCGATCGCTCGCTGCTGACGGCAGACCTGACAACTGGTGCAGACCTGAACGATCTGATGCACCGTGCACTGACGGAGATCCCGAACCCCTCGTTCGGTCGCTGCGCTTGGTACATGGACAAGCAGATGCTCGCGTTCCTGCGTCGTCAGACTTCCGAAAAGGTCGCCAATTCGACCCTGACCATGGAAATGGTTGGCGGCACGATGCAGACCTCGTGGGGTGGCTATCCGATCCGTCGGGTGGATGCTCTTTCCATCAACGAAGCTCGCGTTGTGTGAGCCTGAGAAAGGAGATCTGACATGATCCTTGATGAACTTCTCGAGTTCGCCGATGCGACCAGCGTTGCGGCATCCGCCGGCACCGCCCTCATCGGCGACGTCATTGACCTGCAGGAAGCCCGGGACATCGGCAACGGTGAACCGATCTACCTCGTCATCCAGTGCGACACTTCGATCATCACCGGCGGTGCTGCCGGTACGGTCAAGTTCCAGCTGGTGTCGGATGCACAAGCAGCCATCGCAACTGATGGTTCTGCCACGGTGCACTTCGACACGGGCACTTTCGTCACCGACGGTGACGACGCCAACGCGCTGGACGCAGGTGCAACCATCGCAGCCGTCGCGCTGCCGATGGAAGGTAATGCTTACGAGCAGTACCTCGGCATCCTGTGCATCACCGCGACGACCACGACCACGGCAGGCGCAATCAATGCGTTCCTGACCAAGGACGTGGCGAAGTGGAAAGCGTACCCGGACGCTTCGAACTGATAACACAGGCGGGCCTACGGGCCCGCCTGCCATCCTGTGGAAGAGGAACACTCCATGCCTATCAACGTACGTTTCGACAAAGTCGGCTTTTACCACCCCGCCTTCGGGCGTATGGGTCGCGGAAAGAACGCCGGTCGCGTCTACTCCCTGCCCGACTTCTTTGCAGCCGAAGGCAAGCTGCCTGCCTCTGCAGAGGTCATCGAGGACAAAGCCAAGCTCGAGGAGATCCTTGAAGAGGAAGAGCAGGCCAAGCCCATCAAGCCCAAGGTGGTCGATGAGGAGCAGCTCAAGCGAGCACAAGCCCCAACGACCGCCATCGAAGGCAACCGTCGGCCCCCGGTGCGTTCGCGCCGCAAGCCCAGCTCCGAGGAGTAAGCCATGAGCTCCGAAGTCCAGATCGCGCGCCTCGCGCTCCAGCATCTCGGCGACCGCTTCGACATCACGTCGCTGAACGAGGCATCGCCAGAGGCCGAACAGGTCAAGCTGGTGTTCGACAACGTGCGCGATATGGTTCTTCGGGAGCACCCATGGAAGTTTGCTCGCAAATACGCAACGCCCGCCCCTCTGGCGGGCGCTGTACCGCCCAACTGGGATTACATGTACACCTACCCCAGCGACGCTCTGCGCATCATCCGCATCGTCAATCCACTGGGCGACAACCAACCCCCGATCCGGTTCGAGACCGCGCGCAACAGCGCCGACGTGCACGTCATCCTGTGCAACGAGAGCGAGCCGACGATCGAGTACACCAAGCAGGTCACAGACCCGCAGCAGTTTGACCCCCAATTTACCACCGCGCTGGCGTATCGCATCGCCCAGTACATCGCGCTGCCGATCACCGGAGATCGCTCGATCATGTCGGACATGAAGACCCTCGCCGACATCGAGATCGGCAGGGCGCAGGCGACCGACGCCAACGAGGGTTTCGAGGCTGTGCGCCCCGCTGAGGCCACTTGGATCACTGCGAGGAATTGATGCATGGCAAAACTCATTCAGCCCAGCTTTGCCGGTGGTGAAGTATCCCCGTCAGTAGCTGCCCGCGTCGACCTGTCGAAGCGCGCCGTCGCTGTTGAGCGCGCTGAAAACTTCTTCGTTCGGGTCACGGGTGGGATGGAAAGCCGCCCCGGCCTCAAGTTCGTTGCCCAAGCCAAGACCACCGGCACCACGCGCCTGATCCCCTTCGAGTTTAACACCGAGCAGACCTACATCCTCGAGCTTGGCGAGCAGTACATGCGCTTTTACACCTACGGCGGCCAGATCCTGAGCGGTGGCTCTCCGTACGAGATCGTCACGCCTTACCTTGCAGCGGACCTGTTCACGCTCGAGTTCGCCCAGAGCGGCGACGTCATGACGATCGTGCACCCCAACTATGCGCCCCGCGAGCTGGTTCGCATCACCAACACCAACTGGACGCTGACCGAGATCTCGTTCGCGCCCAGCCAAGTCGCGCCCACCGCGTTGGCGCTGACCAACAACTACACCCAGAGCGGCGGCATCAGCGGCATCACGCAGGCCAACCCGGCTGTGGTCACCTCGACCAGCCACGGGCTGTCGACCGGTGCCGAGATCGAGATCACCGGCGTCGTCGGTATGACCCAAGTCAACGGCAACACCTACCGCATCACCGCGATCAACGGAAACAGCTTCCGTCTCGAGGGCACAGACAGCACCGGCTTTACCGCGTACACCAGCGGCGGCACATGGACGGTCAACGGCGACACCCTGAAGTACAAGGTGACCGCCAACAACCGCGACACCTTTGAGGAGAGCCTGTCGGCCCTGTCCAACGCGACGCTGGCGATCACCGGCGTGACGCAGGCCAACCCGGCTGTGGTCACGTTCGGCTCTGCGCACAATCTCGACTATGGCGACGAGATCTACATCGACAGCATCGTCGGCATGACCGAGCTCAATGCCCGCCGCTACCTTGTCCTCGACGCGCCCAGCAGCACGACCATCGAGCTGATGAGCACCAGCCGCGCGCCGATCGACAGCACGGGCTACACCGCCTATGCCAGCGGCGGCACAATGCGTACAGCATTCGTCACGACGCCTGCCACAGCGCAGGCATGGGACCCCACCATCACATGGGCCGCCGCTGCGGACGCGGACACCTACAACGTCTACCGGGCCGACAACAGCGGCCTGTACGGCTTCCTCGGGCGCACCGATGACCTAACCTTCAACGATGATTTCATCGAGGCCGACACCGGCGACACCGCGCCGCTTGCGGTCAATCCGTTCGAAGAGGGTGCCGGGTTCTGGCCCAGCACCACCGGCTTCTTCCAGCAGCGGCAAATCTACGCCAACTCAGACGCCTTTCCGAACCGCTTTTGGATGACGCAGACCGGCGTGTTCTACAACTTCGCCACCTCGACGCCGCTGCGCGATGATGACGCCATCATCGCCACGCTGGCGGCTCGGCGCATCAACGAGATCCGCCACATCATCCCTCTGAGCGACCTCGTGCTGCTGACCACCGGAGCAGAGTTCAGGGTCAAGGGCGCGGGCGATGCTGCCTTCACGCCGTCGACGATCAACATCAAGCCGCAGAGCTACTACGGCTCGACGGCCCTGCGCCCGATCGTGGCTGGCGACCTTGCGCTGTACATGGCCCCCGGAAACTTCATCCGCGAGCTGTCCTACGAGTTCGCCACCGACAAGTTCACGGGTCGCGACATCACGGTGCTGGCGCGCCATCTGCTGGATTACAACCAGATCGTCGACTGGTCATTCGCCCCATCTCCCTATGACCTGATCTGGCTGGTGCGCGATGATGGCACCGCGCTGGTGCTGACGTACCAGAACGAGCAGGAGGTCTATGCTTGGACCCGCGCCACGACGCAGGGCGACTTCAAGAGCGTCGCTGTGGTGCGCGAGTTCGACAAGGACATCCCCTATTTCCTTGTGCGCCGCACGATCAACGGCACGGTCAAGCAGTTCGTCGAGCGCCTTGACGAGCGCGAGTTCGCCGACCTGCAGGACGCCTTCTGCGTTGACGCTGGCCTGTCTCTTGATGTGCCAATCACCATCACCAACATGACCGCAGCCAACCCTGTGGTCGTCACCGCTCCTGCGCACGGCCTGAGCAATGGCGACACCGTCGACATCTCAGACGTGCTCGAGCGCTCCAACAGCAACACCCGACGCGAAGTGGCGTCTGCCGACTACACCGGCACGGGCTTCACGGTGGCAAACGCCACGACGAATACCTTTGAGCTGTACTTGAACGGCTCTGGGTATGATGGTTCTGGCTTCGCCGTTTACTCTTCCGGCGGCGCGGCCAGAAAGGCGGTCACCACCTTGTCCGGGCTGTCTCACCTTGAGGGAGCAGAGGTGGTGGCCGCCGCCAACGGCTACGCCGAAACCGGGCTGACCGTCACCGGCGGCTCGATTACGCTCAGCACGCCTGCCAGCCGCGTGCACGTCGGCCTGCCCTACACCTGCCAGATGATCACGCTGCCGATCTCGACCTATGGCAGCCGCAGCATGATCGACAAGCGCGCGCTGAACGTCAGCCGATTGACGGTGCAGGTCGAGCGCACCATGGGCCTGTGGACCGGGCCCAGCACCGACCTGATGCGTGAGGCCAAGTTCGGCTTGCCCAGCGGCTACGGGCAGCCCCTGCCCATGGTCACCGAGGATGTGAACGTCACGCTCAAGGGCGACTGGAGCAAAGATAAGCGCGTCGTGATTGAGCAGCGATCCCCGCTGCCGCTGACGATCTTGGCCATTGCGCCCGAAGTCACTGTAGGGGGCAACTGATGATCCGAGACCTGAACCACGATGATCTGCCGCAGCTGCTTGAGCTGGCGCGCGAAATGCATCGCACCGGCGTCTATGCCGCCTACCCCATGGACGAGGCCCGTGTCGCGTTCATCCTGACCCGGCTGATCGAGGTGCCCGAGGCATTGTCGATCGGGTACGAGATCCGGAACGAGCTGGTTGGCGCGTTTGTCGGCGAGATCGTGCAGGATCTGTGGATCGATGTGCAGATCGCCGTCGACCACGCCTTCTATGTGCGCGAGGCGGATCGGGGGTCACGGGCAGGCGTCATGCTGCTGCGGGCCTTCGAAAAGTGGGCACACGAAAACGCCGCTGACGTTCTGCGCCCTGTCGTGTATGCTGGCGTCGACAACCAGAGTGTCAGCAACGTATTGCAGCGCATGGGCTATGAGAGCGCCGGCACCGTGCATAAGAAGGAGGCCGCATAATGTGTATCAGCGCAACCGTCCTTGCGATCGCCTCCACCGCGGTTACCGTGGTCAGCGCCGTGCAGCAAGCCAACGCCCAGAAGGCGCAGGCCGAATACAACTCCGCGGTCGCGCGCAACAACGCGATCATCGCTGAGCAGAACGCACAAGACGTCGAGCAGCGCGGCGACATCGCCCTTGCACAGCGCCGTCAGGCCCTCAACCAAACCATCGGCAGCGCCAGATCTGCCATTGCTGGTGCAGGGCTGTTGACGGATGACGATCCGGGCACCACGCCAGCCTTGCTGCTCGATGATCTGACCGTCGCCGGGCAGATGGACATTCTCACACTCGAAGGCAACATTGCCCGCGAAGCTCGCCGCGCCCGCATTCAGGGCACGCAGTTTGAAGCGCAGGCAGGCCTATTTGATTTGGAAGCCAGCAGCATCAGCCCCGGGTTTGCCGGGCTCAGTGCCGGGCTTGGGTCGGCGTCACGCAACGCTGATCTGCTATTTTAAGGGGGCACTGAATGGTTCGCGTACCTACACCAGCAACACAAGGCCCTCAGCAGCTCGGTGGCATAGAGGCGGTCGCCGCTCAGACGCCTTTCCAACAGACCCAGCTGCCTGACCTCTCGTTCAACGCCCGCCAGCTCGGGCGCATCGGCGAGGCCCTTGGAAACGTCGCCGCAGAGTTCGGTCGCCGCGAGCGGGAGACTGTCCTGCTTGAGGCACAAAACGAAACGAATGACTGGAACAACGGGATATTCAACGCCGACGATGGGATTTTTCGTCAAGAGGGCGGGAATGCCATCGGCGCAACCGAACGTGTACTCAACAACGCTGACGAGTTCGCGGCTTACATGGAGCAAAAGTACGGCCCGCGACTGACTGCCTCTGGCAGACTGGCGCTGCGCGCGCAGTTGCAGCAGGCAACGCAGTCTGCGGCCACCCGCGCGATCTCGCACGAGACCTCGCAGCGTCGGCAGTACGAGGTCAGTCTGCTTGAGGCCAACATCGAGGACGCACTCGACCAGATCACGTCGAACCCGACCAACGATGAGGTGTTTAACCAGCAGGTCGGGCGCATCCTGACCAGTACCACGCAAGCCTCCGTACTATCTGGAGAGACCGGCACCGAGCTGGGAACGCCCGCAGGCAATCGACAGCAGGAGGCGCTCACTGCCGCTGTGGGGGCTCGTGTGGCGGCGCTGGCTGGCCCGCAGTTCCGGCAGCCCGGGGCCGCTATGGCGCTGCTGGAGGACTACGCCGACCAGATCGACCCCGACACCTACGCCGACCTTTACCCCCAGATCCGCGAAGCCAACATCAACCAGCGCGCGTTGAGCGAGGCCGAGGCCGCCGCGGTCACCGAGCGCACCGGCATCGCTCCGATGTTCGTGCCACAGGTGGGCAATGCCAGCTCCGGCGGCGCGCAAATCATCGACTACAACGGCATTCCTCTGGCGGTTGCCGGTGGCACCAACCCTCTGGTGGGGTCACTGGACGGCGCATCGCGCCTGACCAATCCCGACGCTGCCGTCACGATGGACGAGATGATTCGCGGCCCCTTTATGACGCTGCAGCGCCGCCTTGGCCGCACGCTCGTGATCCGCGACGCGATCGCCCGCGCCGGCACCAGCCGCGAGGGTGAAACACCCGGATCGCAGCACTTTCAAGGTGCGGCGCTCGACATCGACATCACGAACATGAATTACCAAGAGCGCCTGATGCTGGTGCAGGAGGCGATGCAGCTCGGGTTCCGCGGCTTCGGCTTCGGCAATGGCACCATGCACATTGACATGCGCGAGGGCGACAGCCCAACGATCTGGACCTATGACGGGCACGAGGCAGGCTGGAACGGGCTCAACGAGGTGCAGCTGCGCGCGTTGACTTCCGGCATGCAGCGGGGGTCATGGTCACCAACGACTGCTGCCGCCACCGGCGGCGACTACATCAGTTCAATCGCCGATCCAGAGGTGCGCGCACGAGCACAAGACGCTTACGTCGCGGACATCCGGTTCCAAGACGCCATGCAAAGCCGTGAGCGCGCGCAGATCCTGACCGACATCTACACGCAGGTCGAGATCGACTACCGCGCTCAGCAGGAAGGCAGCGGCGTTCTGGGAGACGTGGCAACCTACCTGACACCAGACGCAATCCAATCGCTGGGCACCGATGCTGCAGCTGCTCGCAGATATATCGAGCAGGTGCGGAGTGGTGCTGAACGTGTGACTGACCAGTCGATCTACAACGAGCTGTACACGCGCCTCACCAGCCCGGTGCCAGAGGTTCGGTCAGCCGCAGCCAACGATCCGGGCGCGCTGATTGCAGCGCAGGCCGATCTATCTGTTTCCGACTTCCGTTCTTTGCAGACCCTGCAGCAGAGTTTGCGCGCCGAGACCGCGACAGCTGGGGCCGAAAGCGAGGCTGCGCGCGGCGTCAACACGCTGATGTCAGAGGTCACGCAGACGCGCATCAACGGCGTGCTGCCCGATGTGATCCAAGGCTACGCCGGACTGACCGCGCGTTACAGCGACGCTGCCGAGCGGGCCGAGGTTTCTGCCCGCATGGAGGCAGAAGCACTGCGCCTGCTGCGCCCGCAACTGCGTGCACAGCTCGCATCGATGACCGACGCTCAGCGGCAACGCATCGTTGAGAACCCGACCCTGCTCGACGAGATGATCGGCAACATCGGGCGTCAGCTGATGCAGGACGTCGATGTCAGCGGTCTGCCAGACTTTGATGACGCCTCGTTCCTCGAGCTGATCTCGACGATTGACGATCAGGAAGGGTTTACGATCGATCAGCTGGTCACCGGCGAAGAGCGCTTGTCCATCCCGATCACCGGCGTCGGCACGATCAACATCAACCCCGAAGCGATCGCCATGATCGAGACCGACCTCACACGCCGCAACAACGGTGTGCCGCCAACACCCTCGGCGCTGCTTGAGCAGGTGTACACCGTATTCCGCGGTCAGTTGGCTGGCCCGGGTGGCGCTGCGATGCTGCAGGCTATGGTCGAGACGGGCGACATCGTGCGTGCCCAGCTCGAGGGTGACAACGCGCCGGAAGCACCGACCACCCCGCCAGAATTGACACGTCCGCGCTCGCCGCTGATGGAGCAGATGTACACCCCGCCAGCAGAGATGCCAGCGCCTGAGCTGACGCCGGAGACCACCTTCCGCAGTGATCCCATGCCCACTGAGCGCATCGAGCAGCAGTTCCGTCCGTGGTTTGCCGAGCGCGGCGACAACGCGGATGCGCTGCAGATCTCGCCAGCAACAGCGCTGAACTATGTGCTCTACATGGGTCAGCAGCTGCGCTTTACGGGCGGCGCTCCCATTGCGTTGACCCAGCCGCAAGGGCTGGCCATACTGCAGGCAGTACCACTGCAAGGCACGCTAGACGATATGGATCGCAGAATGATCCTGCAGCGCCTGTCAGGCGTCGAAGGGGTGCAAGGACAACAGCTGGCGTTTGATGAGATCATGCGCCTCCTCAACGCAAGCAGGCTGCCATGAACCTATTCGAGCTCATCGAGAACAACAAACGCATGACGGCAGGGCTGGCGGCGCAGAGCGCATCGTCAGCACAAGCCGCGCCCGACGTCATCGGTCGCGCCGTCGAAAGCCAGCTGCTGACAGGGGTTGCCCCGTCGACTGTTGTTCAAGATCCGGGCGGGTTCCAGCGGCTCTATCAGGAGCAGCGTAACGCAGGCGCGCTCTTGGCTGGGCCGATCACCACCGAATGGATGAACGAGGCCCCCGAAAACTCAGGCCTCGTCTTGGACGAAGTGCCCAGCATTGTGGACTGGGAGCTGACCAGCGAGCGCCTTGTGCGTGACGCCACCGGCTCTGGCAACATCTCCGCAGCCGCCCGGTCGTGGTGGCTGAGCATGCGATCCATGCGCCCTGCGCTTCAGCTGGCAGGTCAGCAGCCTACGCTCGAAGCCTCAATCGACTATCTGGGCACGCTGCGCGCTCTCGAGGATCAGCTCAACGAGGGCGTTATTCCAAACTATGAGATGCTTGCCACCGGGGACGGACGCAATGCGCGAGCAGCAATCCTTCAGCTGCAGCGCTATGCCGCCATGGACCCCGAGCAGCGCGCCGCAGAGCGCGCCCGAGTGGCACAGGTGATCGCGGGCAACGAGGACAGCGTCAACTATCTGCGTGACGTGCTGCGCGATTACAGCGAAAGCCAAGGCCTGTTGGCGACAGGCCGCACGGTCAACTTCACCGACATCCGAGATTTCCGCAGCCTTGCCGAGTGGGCATCCTTTACGGGGTCACAAGCCGTCATTGACGCTGGCAGCTCCTTGGCGATCGGCGCAGGCGGCTTCTTGGTGGGCGGTCCTGTGGGCGCGGGCACCGCGGTGTTTAGCTACGGCACGCTGCGCGGCTTCACCGGGATCACCGCAGAGCAAGCGATCCAAGACGCCCCCTACACCACAGAAGAGATCGCCCGCGCGGGCCTGTTCGGCACCTTGTCTGGCCTGACCGAGATCGCGCTGGGCCCATCGGCGCGCTTTGTGCGCGGAGCTGCAGGCAGAGCTCTGACCCGCGAGGCATACGGCGAGGTCAGCCAAGAGGTACTGAACCGCGTGTCCCAAGGCTACCTGCGCCGCATCGGTCGCGAAGTGATTGGCAGCGGCGTCGAAGAGTTCTTCCAAGAGGGCGCGCAATACTTCTTGCAGAGGGCAGGCGTCGAGGGCGAGGACTTCCGCTGGACTGACGAGACCCTGCTGGAAGCCTTCAACGCCGCCATGGCCGGTATGGTCGGCGGTGGTATCGTCGGCGGCGGCATGGGCGCGCGGCAGCAGATCGTGCTCGAGCGGATCTCGCGCGAGCTGCGCGACGCTGGGCAAACTGTGCAGAACATGGATGAGCTGGCCAACGTCACGCAGGATCTGCAGCTGGCGCAGCGTTCCCCGACCAAGTTCCAGCAGCTGGCGGAGCGCCTTGGCCTGAGCCGGGTGCCGGTGTTCTTCCAAGCCGAAGACCTCAACACCTATTTCCAGAGCCAGAACAAAGACCCGGTCACTGAGGTCGTCAAGCTCGGCGGCACCGCTGAAGACTTTGAGGCGGCGCTGGCCTCTGGCGGGCGCATCTCTGTGACCGCAGAGGGCCTTGCGCGCGCCGGGCTGCGCGGCACCGATGGCGACTTCCTGCGCGAGAACGGTTCGTTCACGCCCGCAGGGTCGACACCTGCCGAGGCGCAAACCATCAACCAGACCTACAACGAGATCCAACAGCAGATCCAAGAGCAGAGCCGGATGGCTGAAATGGCCCCGGAGCGCCGGCAGGTCTACGACGCGATCTATGGGCAGCTGCGGAGCGCAGGTCGGTCACAGCGCGAGGCAGAGGCCAACGCCGCGCTGTCAACTGCGTTTTTTGAGACCATGGCCCAGCGCTATGGCGAGGACAGTGGGCTCGACCTGTATCGTCGTTTCGGTTTCCGGGTCGAGGGCCCGCGCCAGATGGCGCGCGCCGAGGCTGCGGCAGAGGCCGCGCAGCTGCAGATCCCCGACGAGACCGTCGCCATCATCAACGACGCGATCACGCAGGCGCAGGCCGGTGGACCGGTCACGCTGCCCATCACGCCCGAGGTGACGCTGGCGCTGCAGACCCTCGGCGTACCTGTCGACGAGACGGGGACGATCAGCGCCGAGGATGCCCAGCGCTTGACCGCGGCGCTGCAGGCGCTCGAGGATGTGGTCGCACCGGCAGCCGCCGGGCCGACGTTTGAGCAATCCGCTCCGCTTACTGAGCCTGACAGTACCCCTGCGCAAGATGCGCAGATCGAGGCAGACGTTGAGGCAGGAGCAACGCTGGAAGCGCAGGAGGCCGAGCTGGTCGCACGCGTCGAAGCCGCCGGCGGCGAAGTGCTAGACTTTGATCAGCTTGATACGCTGGTCTCCGACGATTTGGTTCCAGTTCTGACGGCTAACGATCTTGTCGGCATGAAAATTTTCCCGACCATCGCTGACCGCACCGCAGCAGCCGCGCTATATCGTGGCATTGAGGGTGCCGAGCTGGACATCGCGGTGCCGCTGCTGGGCGGCCCATTCTTTCCGCTGCGCTTGTCAAACTGGGTCAATGACGTGGTCTGGGCAAACCGGGGCGCTGCCGTTAAGGGCGCAAAGGAGAACAAGCTTTCCGAAGGCGCGACGCACATGATGGTTCTGATGGGCGATCAGAACATGCACATCTCAAACACCACCGTGTCTTACGCTTATCTCCAGACGTTTTTTGCTAAAATGCAGTCGAGCACGCCCCCAGATACGGCTGCAATCACCGCTTTTCTGCAGAGCTGGCAGATAGATGCCAAACCCGGCAAACAACAAACCGAGCTGATCCGCCGTCAGGTGCGCGAGTTCCCCGGCTTCGATAACCGTCAAGCCCTGCTAGATTACACGCACCGCGTCTCCTTCGATACCCGCAAACAACTCATGAAGTTGTTCGCGACCAAAGAGATTGAAGGGATGGGTGGCCCGTCAGTGCAGCGTATCCTCGACGAGACACGAGAGCAGTCTCTGACCGGCATGAACTGGGGCGACGGAGTTCTGATCGTGCAGCTCGACCGGGGCGCGGGCGGCGGGTCGTTTGTCGACCTCGGCACCGAGGGCACGACTGCGCATCCCGACTTTCCGCTTGGCATGCGCGGCAAGGTCGTCGGCAGGCTGGAGACGCCGCTGAGCTGGCGTACCCTGTGGTCGTCGTGGATGATGGAGAACGCCGACAAGGATAATCCACGCCGCGCCTTTGAACTGTCCCGACCGATTGTCGAGGTCACGCCTCAGCTTGCCGCGCAGGTGGCAGATGCCGCCGCTCCCGGTGTCCAAACTCCGCTGCATGCTCGCCTCGTTGCCAGCCTGATTGGCGACGAGATGCGCCGGTCTGGGGTCGCAAAGAACAAAGGTGGCATCGGCCCGCAAGATTACCTCAACGAAGCTGCCACCGCCGGTGCCACGCCTGTGCGCCCCGATGCCAAAGCCTTGAACGCGGCAATCAAGGCGGGTGAGGTGCAGCTCGCTCAGATCGGCGAAGCCCGCGTCTTCTATGGCGCGGAGATGGTCGACGGCGCGATGCGTCTGACCTCACTCATTAACAACGAACGCGGCACTGAAGGGCTTGGCGAGACTGTCGCCATCCTTGACGCGATGCGCAGCGGCGTGACCGAAGCGGTTGCAGATGCTGATAGCCTGATCTATGATCTACTTCTGGATCTTGGCTTCACCACAACCGAGACCCCCGGCCTATTACGGCTGGAAGGAGGATCAAATGAACGAGCAATCGATGACTACTTTGGACGCGGCCCTGCTGGCCTACTCGATGGACGAGCTGCAAGCGATGGATCGCAATTCGCAGATGCTATTGGGAGCTCGAGTGGCGAGGGAGCTGAGGGCGCATCCGCAGCCAGACGCATCGCGGATGCAGGAGCTGCGTCGCCGGATGGAGCTGACGCACTTTCATCCCGCGCTCGCAGGCTTGCGGAGATCGTCGCAGGCCTCAGCGACACAGCCCTCGACAACCTCGGCCTTACAGCCCGAGACCGAGCAAACGCAGCAGAGCTGACGGTAGCTGCCCCCCGAACTTTCGAACAGCGGCCCGAGGGGGCCGCGCCACGTGGTTCGATCACATTCCCCGGCGGCGGGCTCGATAGCGAGCAGTCGGTCATCCGCCTGTTTGAGCGCGCCGACCGCTCCACCTTCGCGCACGAGGCAGGGCACTTCTTTCTC